ATCTCACAGGCACCACCGACACAGGCTAACTCCTGTGATCCTATGGTGTTGTCCTGTTGCTCATACTCACTGAGTTTAGACCAGTCGATATCCAGGGGCATTGCCTGAGACATGATGTCATACTCATGTTGATCACAGTCCTGGTAGGGAGCCTGTTGGTATGTGTGGTCGCTGAAGGGAAGGAACGACACACCTGACATCCAGTCGAAGTTGTCATACACCCAGGCACCGACTAACAACCACTCATCCTCCTTCACTGATATAGTGACTGAGGGCTTATGCTCACACCAGTACTTTTGGTATGTGAGCCATAGCTCAAGTTGATCTATAGCTGACTTATCTGTCCTGAAGACTGCATCCTTTGGGGCTTCCATGGGGAAGCTGAACACTGTAGTTGTATCAGGGTTTAGTATGTCGTCCTCAGCAGGTATGCCCTGGTCAACCATAAGCCTGGTCAATGGGTCTTTCTTATCACCTCTGACTGTCCTGATGTAGTAGGGGTTGTGCCTGGCATGTATTCCTGAGGCAGCATCGACCAACTGACTGACTGTACCTGATGGCTTGACACATGTAATAGCCACTGACTGGGGTATGCCTATTGCCTGGCTAAACTCCAGGTTAGTCTTTACGGCTTCATCCTTCAGCTCCTGTAGTAATACATTCAGTCTAGGATCTGATCCGTTAGTCAATGTGTTATCCATGATACCAGTTAACGACACACCAAGTAGTCGTTCCTCTTCGCAGTTCTTCTTCCACTCACTTGAGACATACTTAAAGTTAGTCAGGGTAGACTGCATTGTGCCTATGATAGTAGCCAGGCGTACCTTCTTCATTAGTGTCTCCTTGGTGTCATGTGGACGTATGACAACCTCAGACAGGTTACAGAACTCACGGTCTCTCAGTATGATCTCTGAGCATGGGTTAGTGCCAAACTCATGGTCACCGACTTCTCTACGACCTGAGGCCTCAGCCATCTTGTTAGCTGACTCCCTGTTGAAGATACCACGTTCACCTGACTTAGATTCATATAGAGACTTCCACTCATCCATGAAGATACCCATGTCAGGCTTCTCAGTGTATACAGCTGAGTTATTAGCTAAGGAACGCTGCTTGTTAGCAGTCCACCACTCACCTGACTTAGCGTGTCTCATACGGTCATCCGATAGGTTAGACAGGCTTATCAATGCTGACCTACGGACACCACCAACAACAACTACCTCGGCTATCTTACATACTATGTCGTGGCACTCTATTGAGTTCAGCTTACGTCCTTTAGCATTCTTAATTACCTGTACGGTAAAGTTAAACAGGTTCTCAAGTGGTGCAGCTCCTGATGCCCTACCACCAAAGGTCTTCAGTGGTGACCCTGCAGGTCTTACAAGGCTTGTGTCCCACTGGGGTATCTGACCTATGTATAACAGCCCTACAAGCTCCCTGTAGGCCTTAGCCCATCCTAGTTTACTATCCTTAACCTTGATGATTGTATCGGTGTTGTACAAGGCCTCAGAGACCTTAGGGAGCCTGTTTATGTGCTGCCTTTCGACACTGAAGCCAACACCAGTTCCATTCATGAGAACATACAGGATCTCATCGAATGCCTGGAGCCTGTCCACGGCTACATAGCTGCAGTTGTATCCTGCTATGTTTTCCTTTCTCAAGGCTTCACCTGCTGTCATAAGGCATCTCATGGATGGCATTACAGACAGGCTCATAACGGCCTCATGAAGCTCGTCGATAACTACAGGAGGACAAGTATAGTTATGCTGCTCCATGAGGTGTTCATTAAAAAACTTAAAGTATCTATCTACAGTCTCACTCCAGGTCTCTCTACGGCCTTCTTCAGGTAGCCAACGTGAGTATCGTGATAGGTGTATAAACTGCTGATATAATGATGGTAGGTGGTTACTTAATTGCATTTGGTTCTCTTCCCTCTAATTGATTGATCCTCATTTCGCAGTACCTCATGGCCTTACGAAGATCGGTTATTTCTGATTGTGTTTCGTCCTGGTTGTCGTAGGTCTTAAGACCTGCTCTCATGACGTATTTGATGACGTTGCCCTTCCAAAAGGACAGTTGGTTCTTCATGATAAAACTCACTGGTTCTATGGTGAATGCCTCGTAATGAGGTGGTTGTTCGATAAGCTGCTTTTTACTAGCCATGGTTTTCATGTACTCCATATGTCTCATAGTCTGTTGAACCCACGTTTACGCTGCTGTTCATGAAGCAGGTCGCAGTATTTGTTGTAAAAGTAGGTCGATACCTTGTTGAACCTTTTGAATAAGAAGAAGTAGAAGTGGAGTTTTACGGAGTCCATAGCTTCACCTCTTGCTTTTCATAGTCCCAGTCTTGTGTTCTGAGTATCCTGGCTAACCTGGCTTGGGTCAGTGCCTCTTCCCTGGTGTAACCTGCCTTGATGTAGGCATCCTCGACAGCTCCCCAGTGTGGCCTGGAACCCAGGATGGCTTCTGCCTTCTTTATGCCAACTCCTGACAGACCCTTGTATCCGTCGGTTGAATCACCAGTTAGTGCCTGGGTCAGGAAGTTCTTGTCGGCTTCTTCCTTGGTTATTTTAAGTAGCTCACCTGACTGAGGCCTGTATAGGTTGGCAGGTATTGTCTTCATGTCCTTGTCGTCACTGACAATGATTGTCGTTGAGTTGCTTTTGATACCCATGACATCGTCAGCCTCAAGCGTTGGTAGGGTGGCTGTACGGTAGTTGTCACGGCACCAGTCAATCATGTAGGCATAGCCAACTGGCTTACGGATCTTACGCCTTGCTGACTTGTAGTTGGGGTGCAGCTGCTTCCTGAAGTTTTCCTTGTCTGAGAAGCACAGTGTAAACCAGTCGGCTCCACACTCCTCGACATAGTCTTTAACTGTCCTGTTGAAGTTTATCTTAGCTGCCTTCAGGTCACTGGTTAACGACCACACATCATCACCCCAGTCTGTTTCCTCTTCGGTAGCTGCCAGGGTTCTGTAGAGATATAAGTCTCCATCAATCAACGCCATCATATACTTGGTTCTCCTTTAAGTAATCGACACCATCGTCTGTGGCTAACCAGTGTTTGCCCCAGGAGATGTCGTCTAGTTTCATTGTGATAAGACCCTCAGTGGCACATATGCCTATTAACTCAGGGTAGGTTCTTGCTATGGTGCCTCTTGTTGAAAAGGGTTTAGTCCATGCATTCCATATAATAAAACAGAGGCCACTTACGGCCTCTGCTGTCTTCCGTTCTAACTCTTGTTCTTCTTTAGTGAGTTTCCGACCAGTTGTTTCCGATTGTATACTCCGAGGCGATAGGTATTTTGAATTTGAAGAACTCGCCTGTTTCTTTCGCCATTCGTCTAGTGATATCACCGACATCGTCTTCTATTCCTTTCTTGCATTTGATTTGCACCTCGTCGTGAACCCAGGCTATGATCTTGGCGTCAAGACCTTGCCTTCTGAGTTCCTGGTCAATGAGAATGACCCACTTCTTACTGATCGTAGATCCAGTGTTTTGAAGTAGAGTGTTAAGAGCTGCATGAGCTGAGCGTATGTGAACTCTCTCACCAGTTAATCCGATAAGATACCCACGTTCAGCTGCTACCTGGACTTGCTTTTTAAGCACTGAGAATGAAGGCATGGCCTTGAAGAACTTCTCCTTAGTCTCCTTACCTGCCTTCGCTCCTTTACCTAAGACTTGGCCTACCTTTAAGTCACCACCACCATATAGTAGGGTGTAGATAAACTTCTTAGCCTGGTCTCTTGTATCAAGCCCTGCAGCATTTTGATTTGTCGTGTGGATGTCGCCATTAAGTATCTCCTGGGCGTATGCACCCTTGTCAGAATATGCCAGGAAGTGAGCCAAGCACCTCAGCTCAAGCCCTGACAAATCTGCACCGACCAAAGAACAATCAGCAGGAACGGTGAATAACTCACGGCACTCCTTACCAAACACGGCCTGAGCACTAGGAACCTGTGCAAGGTTTGGATACCTGTGAGCTGCTCTCAAGGTCACTGTACCTGCTGAAATGATGTTGTGACGGATGACACCGTCTTTACAAAGCCGTAGCCAAGCCTGTGAACCCTCAGCAAGTTGACCTATACGCTTTTGGAGGAGAAACATATAGGCCAACTTCTTAGCCTCAGGGAAGGGGAGAGCTTCTAAGATTGTCTCATCAATCTGAGCGTCACCTGAGGGGGTAAACTTTTTAGGCTTCCACTTATACTTTTTCTCTAAGCAGAACTGTATGTGCTTTCTGCTATTAGGGTTGAAGTCGACAACCTTTACTTTTGTGAAGGGTTGGTCTTTGACATACCCCAGTTTCTTGTTGTTGACCTTTGGGATAAACTCAGTATGAATTTCCCAAGGCTCAAACAATGTCTGAAGCTCGACTTCAAGATTAGCTCTTTCTTGAGCCAGTTTAGAATAAAGATCACCTGCCTTCCTTTCGTTGAATGTCCATCCCTCAGCTCCTATACGGTTACAAACCTCAGCTATCTGATGTTCAAAGGTTATGCTCTCCTTAGACCACTCCTGAGGAGCTAAATGCTTCCAAAGTGAGTGGGTGACTTCGACGTCCTGTTCACAATACTTCTGCATATCTTCAGACCATCTTGACCAGTCAGTAGTCTCTCCGAAGTCACCCTTCAGAAGGCCTAAACGAATACCCCAGGCTTTTAGGCTGTGGGATCCGTTTAGCTTCCGAGGGAGAACTAAAGTGGAGAAATCCTTATTGGCTTGGTCAGCTTTAATAACCCTGCTTAAGACAAGTGTGTCTAATATCTCTGCCTCAGTCTCGAATGAGGGGTAAACCTTTTCGATAGCAGGGATGTCAAAGTTAATAATGTTATGACCAATGATGGTGTCTGCTTTATGTAGTAGATCCAGTCCCTGCTCTATGTCAGCAGGTGGAAAGCTAAAGACTTCGTTACTGTCGATGTCTTTGAGTACTATGCAGTGTATTTGAGTTAATGTGTCTAGAAG